GTTGTTTAATGGAAAAAGATATTAGGTGTGATGCTGATCAACGATCAGAAGATATAATGATACATCTTCCGGATGGTCGTATTGTAAAGCTGGAAGTTAAAGAGTTTGTTAATGTTGAAGATCAGGAACTTAAAGTTGATGATGCTAAAGTAGCTGAAGCAGGTAAGGTTTTAAAAGCAGCAGAGCAAATTACCGGCATAAATGACCCTAGGAGACGACTTACCGGTATAGGTAATCCTAAAAAGAATGTTGAAAAGGCTGTGGGAGATATGTATAACAAGGTTGCTAAAAGAGTTAAGCAATTTGCAAAAGAATTTTAATAATGAAAACTTTAGACATATTTAAAAAGTACGAAGCTCTGTATACTGAAGAGGTTGATTTGGAATCTCCAGATGCAACAGACATCGAAGAGCAACCACCAGCACCAGAGTCTGTTTCTGCAGAAGGTGAAAAATTTTTGGCAGACCTCTTAATTAAAGCTTTTTTACATGAGCCTGACGATAGCGGGGCTCAAACAGCTGTCAATTTACAATCTAAAGTAGATGAGAGTCCAAAGGAGGTTATTGAGACAATTGGTAGCTTAGTACAAATTGGTCCAGATGATTTAAAAGATACACTTGCACAAGCATAAGCAGCAGCTATATACCGGAATATGAATGATCTAGAGAAAGTATACGCAGCTAAGGTGTTAAACGAGGATATCTCGTTAGATTCAGTTGATGTTAGGGGTTATAGATTAGAGGAACTTTATAACGTTGTAAGAATTAACGAAGCTAAAGTTAGTATTGAGTTTGCTGATGGTAATGTTCAGACTGTTGAAATGGATGATACCGAAGCACGTAAATTAATGCGTCTTCAGCAATCAGAAGAATCACCTGATCTTAAAGAATGGGCTGCAGCTGCGGGTTGGGATACAGAAGCTGCTCAATTTGCCCTAGAAGCTAGATTAAATTCCATTTATAATGAGTCAATTCAAATGGATAACAAGGGAGTCCGTAATTCCTTTTATGATGAAGTTAAATCTCTTACTTCGTTAAAGAATGCTAATAAATTAGATACCTTGGCAAATGCTTTAAAAGAAGGCAATACTAATTTTAAAAAGCATATCGATAAGCTTGGAGCTAGTAGAGGGTTTAAATTTGTAACTAATTCAGATGCAGTTGATAAAATTGCTTATATTACATTTGAAGAAGGTGCCGTTGGTGTCGGTCCAGGTGAAGCTGTATTAACTTTATTCTCAGAAGGTAAAAATCCAAGTGAAGGTGATATTGCCTTACCAAACGGTCAGTTAGTTGAGCTCAAAGCAGGTGCAGGGCGTCCCGGTAAAGGAAAGACTTTAAGTTTAATTCGCAATTTTAATAAATTTACCCAAGCATCACAACTCACAGATCCGGTTAACGCTGATACTGCAAATGCTGTTTTAGAAGGTATTGTAAATTTTGACTTTTCAAACTTACCGGTTGCACAGCAACGTGTAGCTGAACGTGTTATTGCAAATATTAATAGTGATCAAGATATTGAATCAAAAATTAAATCTGTTTATAAAGATACTAAAGGTAAAGCATACTTTGATAATATTAAGGCTAAAGATGGTAAATCAGTAAATGAATATTTAGCAGAATTTCAAGATCAGATTAAACAGCGTAATGAAAAGGAAGGTGCTCTTTCGAATCGCTTTTTTGATTCAGCAGATAAAGATACCTTGCTTAAAGGTTTGTTGATGTTTGCATCTCAACCTGATGTCGTTAAACCTATTATTGAAAAAGCTTTAGATAGTGCAAGTGGTAATCAGGGTGAAGTTGCAAAAGCAATTGCTGCAGCTATGCAAATTAATGAATATCATAATGAAGAAAAAGACGATCAAAAGTTTACATGGTTTACTCTCTTTAATAAGGAAAACTTTAATATGCTTACTTTCGGTCCATATAGTAATGATTACCCGGAAAATGCAGCAAGGACAGTACAAGATATGCTAAGTAATATTAATGAAATCGGGATATCTCCTAATACCGGCGGAGGTCGTGGTGGTTATAACCTAACACTCAAATAAGGAACTCTAATATAATTAATTGAATGGAAAGATTTAAGGAATATTACCAAAATTCACAACTTCTCACCGAGGCTAAGGCGAATACCCACCTAACCCACCTGGAAGAACTGGTTTTAACCAAGGGTGAGAAGGGGTATGATGTGGCTCGTAACATGATTAGCAATCTTCTCTCTAAATTACAAGGTAAATCCAAGAGAAGTGTTAATACTTCAGTGAAATGGGATGGTGCACCTGCTATTTTCGCTGGAAAGCACCCAGAAACCGGTAAATTCTTCGTAGGTACTAAGTCTATCTTTAATAATGAACCTAAAATCAACTATACTGATGCAGATATTGAAATGAATCATGGTCATGCACCAGGTCTTGCTGATAAACTTAAGAAAGCCCTCAAATACTTACCGAAATTGGGTATCAAAGGTATTTTACAAGGTGATTTCATGTTTGATTCATCAATGCTTGAGACAGTAATGCAGGATGGCGTTAAACATATCGCATTTAAACCTAATACAATCAAGTACGCTGTTGAAGCTGACTCAGATTTAGGTAAAGAGATTGCTAATTCAGTATTTGGTATTGTTTTTCATACCGGTTATGATGATTTAAACTCACCTCCTAAGTATGGCATTAACGTTAAAGGTCTTAAGAAGGTTCCTGGTGTATGGGTTGACGACGCAGTGTTTACTGATGCCACTGGCACAGTCACTCTTACAAAGGATGAAGCCAAACAAGTTAGGGATTTAGCAAAGACAGCTGACGGTATCAAAGTTAAATATAAAGATCTTCCGCTAGATTTACTTAACATTTATGCTAATTCCGAAATTCGTGAGGGTAAATTTTTAGAAGATGCAGAAGGTTCATATAAAGGATTTATGAACTGGATGAAGGGTCGTATGGAAAAGGAAATTGCCAAGCGTAAGTCTAAAACTGGTAAAGAACGAATTACCGAAGCATTTAAAAAGAAACTTGCTGATATTAAATCACGTGAAACAGATATTGTTAATCTGTTTAAAGTAAGTAAGCTTTTATCTCAAGCTAAGCAAATATTTGTTAACAAATATAATAATGCTGTTTACAATACAAAGCACTTTTTGGATAATGGTGATGGTACTCTCTCTGCTTCTAATCCAGAAGGATATGTTGCAGTAAGTAAAGAAGGGGATGCAGTTAAGCTTGTCGATCGATTAGAATTTAGTCGGGCTAATTTTAGTGGAGGTCAAACATCTACCCCTATTACCAAATGATTACATTTAGAGAATACTACGAAGACGGAGAGCACTTAAGAGACAAAGAGAGAATAGCTCTCATGCCTGGTGGTTATAAGCCTCCTACAAAAGGGCATTTTGCTGCGTTTTTATATCTTCTAGAAGATGCTGATAAAGGTATCGTCGTTATTGGTAATAAAGATCGAGACGGTATTACAGCTGAACAATCAAAAGCAATTTGGGATATTTACTCAAAATATGCTAATAAACCTGTTGAAGTTATGTTAGCTCCTATCTCACCTGTAAAATCAGTTTATGATTATGCAGATGAAAATAAAGATGTTGAAATTATTGTTGGAGCAGGAGATAAAGATGAAGATGTAAAACGTTATTCATACTTTGAAAAGAATGCTGATAAATACCCTCTTGTAAGTGTTACAAAGATTCCATTACAAGCAGAAGGTATTTCAGGTACCAAAACGAGAGAGTTAATTGCTAATAACTTAGACGAAGCAATTGCTTATTTTGTTCCAGAAGAGGTATCTGAAACTGATAAAGATGCTATAAAAGCTATCTTGTCAGCATAAATATATACATGAAGTCTAAGCTTAATGATGCTTCTTTGATTGCAGAGTCTTATGCCTCTATGTTTAAACGATCAGAGGATAACGAACAAATTGCTGCAGCAGCTCCAGAAACAGACGCTCAACGCGTTGAAAGCGAGCTTAATGCTGATGAGGATTACGAAGATGAAAATGTACCAATGGTTGCTGTTGTTGATGTACCAGAACCAGCTGAAGAAAATCATCCGGATGATTCAGAAGTAAATATGGCTATGGCTGAACTTTTTAAGATTGGTAAATATGCTAATGGTTTATCGCAATTGCTTCAAGGTATGCCGGCATTAGAGGGCTGGACTGCATCTAAAATTACTAAAGCAGCAGACTATCTCGGTTCAGTATTCCACAAACTCGACTATGACGTGAATGGACATTCAATGCATAACACAGGTTATGAGGATGCCATGGAAGATGGTGAGTGACCCGATAGTAAATAGATCAGTTGATCATGAAAACATTTTTGCAGTACATTGAGGAAAAGTCTGTCTTAGGTCTCATTGAGTTCTTTGATATTGATGGTATTGGTAAAGTACCAGCTAAACTTGATTCTGGTAATGGTGCCTACAATGTATTGCATGGCGAAGATATTCAAGAACAGGGTAATAAGGTTTTCTTTCGAACTATAAATGGTAAAACCTTATTACTACCTAAGAAAGGTGAAATAACTATTAATGTCGGTGCTGGTAATATGGAGCACCGACCAGTTGTTGAATTAGATTTTAAGATTGGTGAAAGAGAATTTACGGGTATACCCTTCTCGGTAGGTAACAGATCTTCAAATCTATATAAGATACTTGTTGGTAAGGACTTCATTCAACAAGATCTTGACGCGTTAATAGATGTAAGTCAAGAAAATATTGCTGACAAAAATATAGAAGTCAGTATTGATAATTAATTATGGAGCCACCTGTCGGATTTGAACCGACGACCTGCTGATTACAAATCAGCTGCTCTACCACTGAGCTAAGATGGCTTTATAATGGAGCGGGTGATGAGATTCGAACTCACGACATCAACCTTGGCAAGGTTGCGCTCTACCACTGAGCTACACCCGCTTGAAATTATCCCCATGTAGTACCATCAAACCAACCACCTTTGGTTTTTGTACCATTATTACCAATAGGAGCTGCTCGAGGATTTTGTACCGGAGCTGTAGGTGCTTCAGTAGCAACTGAAGCAGATTCTGTTGCAATTGGTCCATGAATATCTTCTAATTGAATAGGTTCAGTGCTAGCTTGTGTTTCAATAAAAGAAACTTTAACTTCATCACTCTCTCTATAACATGTTGCAAAGTTGTTTTCATGCTCGTTAATTTGCACTTTTTGTACTCTTACACGACCGCCTGTAGCCTCGTCAGCAAACGTATCCGCTGTCTTAAGAACAAATTCTGCAAAGCGTTCACAACCAACACCACCGTCTAAAATAACTAACTCAGCAACACCAGCTTCATTAAGTTGTTTAAATAAGTCAAGTTGAGGATCATCACCAGCAACAACTAACTTATGATCAAAGGTATGCTCTAAGGTCTTTTTAAGATCTTTGAGACCACCAAAGTCCATAACCCAATTACGTTCATCTAGCTCGTTACATTCAAATGTAATATCTGCTGTAAGCCTATAACCATGAAGAAACTGACAATGACTGTGAGTAGATCTCCACTGTCTAAAGGCAGCAGAACCTAAGTCAATTACTTTGTTACTAGTAAATTTCATATAATATATGATAGCCTGAATTAATGTATAAATCAACTGTTTAGTTTAATTATTCTATACTACTGATCTCTAGAAAGTCTGAGAAATAGGTTCTTCTGTACATTCTCTACAATCCATTTATTCATTTGAGAACCTAAAATCAAGTGTTTCACGAAAAAAGTTTAAAATAAATTAATTACGCAGTATCTAGTTGATAAGATTATGCAATATGTTATAATACGATTGTATGTCAGATAAGAAACCAACATTACCTACTGCTAACTCTAATATGCCTATTACGGATGCAGAGAAGCTTGAGGTGATTGAAAATGCTACTAAAGCTTACGAAGCATACTTAGACGCACTACGTATTGATTGGCGTAATGATCCTAACAGTTCAGATACTCCTCGTCGTGTTGCTAAGGCTTTCGTAAATGACTTGGCTAAAGGATGTTACGATGAAGCACCTCGCATTACTGCCTTCCCTTCAGATGGTTATGATGGTATGGTCTTTCAAGGAGGTATTCCTGTAAAATCTTTATGCTCACACCATCACCTATCCTTTACAGGAGTAGCGCATGTTGCGTATATACCTTCTCTTACTGGTAAGGTTGTAGGTCTTTCTAAGTTGAATCGAATTGTTGAGCATTACGCTTCACGTCCTCAGATTCAAGAAGGCCTTACAGTTCAGATTCAGAAAGCTATTGATGATATGTGTGTTGGTAATAAGGGTGTTGCTGTTGAGATCTCTGCTACTCATACCTGTGCTTGCCTCCGTGGAGTTAAGCACGATGGATGTGAGATGAAGACCGCTCGATTGAGTGGTGACTTCTTAACGGAAGGTCCTACCCGGAACGAGTTTTATTCGTTTATCAACCAATGGCATCTTAATAAGCACTAAAGGAACTCAGATATAATTGGGTATGAATATTTTTACAACTAATATCTGCCCAATTATATCTGCACAAGAGATGTGTGATAAGCATGTCGTAAAGATGATTGTTGAGTATGCTCAGCTTATGTCTACCGCTCATCGGGTATTAGATGGTAAAGAATATTACGACAAAACTAAAGCCGGTCGTCGTATCAAGCGATGGTTACATCCTGATAAATTTCTAGAAGGACATCTTTATAAAGCATCGCATATTAAACATCCGTCAGGTATTTGGTGTCGTTCTACAACTGGTAATTACAAATGGCTATATGAACATTTCATCGCGTCATGTAATGAATACAAAAGACGTTATGGTAGAACTCATTTAACCTTTACTAAAATGGCAGAAGTGTTTCGAACACCACCAAAAAATTTACCTAAAGGTTCCAGAACAGAGTTTGCAGTAGCTATTTCAGATAATCAGTCATGTAGACAAATACCCGGTTTCGACAAATTAGACCCCGTGGATAAATATAAACAATATATTATCCACGATAAGCCATTTGCTGTTTGGACTAATAGACGTCCACCTCTATGGTTTAAGAGCCAAGTTTGTCGCAAATAAATTTTAGTATCTTACTACGTACTATTTCTTCTATACCAAATTTGTGAGTGTAAATTCCTCGCTCCTCACAATCTTCGGTATTAAATCGTTTAAATACATCGTTAAAACCAGATTGTCTAACATCCGATTGTTTTGTATCGCCACATACAATGTATTGACTGTTACGACCAAAACGTGTGAGTATAGTAGTAAGCTCACCTTTTGTTAAGTTTTGAGCTTCATCTACAATAACGCAAGTTTTATTAAAAGTTAATCCACGTACGAAGTTGACAGGTATAGCTTCTATCAAGCCTTTGTTACGTAACATACTGCACGTACCAGGGCCGGCAATTTCAGTTACCTTTTCAATTAACGGCATTGCATAGGGGGAAAATTTATCATCAATTTCACCGGGTAGAGAGCCTAAACTCTTATCGGCTGATTCAACTACTGAGCGGATGTATACAATTTTCTCAAATAAACCTTCCTTTAACATTTCTAAAGCTGCGTATACGGCAATATAAGTTTTTGCTGTACCGGCTAAACCATCCACAAATGACATTTGAGTATTTGTTTCATGTAGAATATTGTAGAAATCTCTATGCTTTGGCTTAAAATAAAAAGGCTTACGTATTTTAAAATCCATAAGCCAGTTATCATTTAAAAGATCTTCACCAATTTCAGCATGAGAGGCCGTTTTTTTGTTTTGTCTACTCATATAAAGGTATTTAAGTAACTTTATGTTAAAATCCTAACTAATTAGTTGACTATAGTTTTGGTGATTTAGTTGAAAAATTTAAATGCAGTGGTATACTATATATGATGGACCTGGATAAAGAAACATTAATACTCTCTGATGATAAGATATTTTACACGATAGAAGGGGAAGGTGAATATGTTGGCCAGCGCTCTCTGTTTATGCGTATGGCAATGTGTAACTTAACTTGTGTTGGTTTTGCTTCTGAAGATTCACCACATGGATGCGACTCTTTCGTATCTTGGAGTGTAAAGAATAAGATGACATTCAATGAGATCTTCACTATGATGGAAGAGAATAATTGGATTGAAAAGCTTGAGAAGGGAACGATTTGGAAACTTACTGGTGGTGAGCCTCTTATCCAACAGAAGCAGCTACTTAAGCTTGTATCAGCCTTTGTTAATAAGTATGACTTTACTCCAAAGATTGACTTTGAAACTAATGCTACTCTTATGCCTGATGAAAAGTGGCGGTGGTTGTATAATGCTACTTTCACTACATCACCTAAGCTAACTACTAATGGTGATCCAGAAGAGAAGACTTACAAGCCTGAGGTTCTCAAGTATCATAAAGAGATTGGCTCTGGCTTTAAGTTTGTTATTAATGACCCTAAAGCAGATATTGAAGAGATTTGGCGTAAGTATGTTGAAGATGAGCATGGTATTAATGTTCCTCGCGAACGTATTTGGTTTATGCCTGTAGCTGGATCACGTAAAGAACATATTGAGAATGCTGAAGCAGTTGTTGAATATGCTAAATCAATGCATGTTAACTTCTCCCCACGTTTACACCTTTTAGTTTGGGATATGGCCCTGTCAGTTTAGTAACTCATAACTCCAACCTAAAGACTCCCAAGTCTTTCCTTTCCACCCATACTTCCAATACTTCTTGGATTGTATGGGTTTTTTGGTATCTTTAACACATCTATTAATAATTGTAACATTTGAACAGCCATTAGCCTCTGCAGCCCTATAAGCATTAGTAAACTCTCCTGCTGGTGTAAAGTATCGATATTTCTCATGACACTCACTATTCTTTCTTGCTCTCTCTTTCTTATATTCAGCAGAAGCATTCTCATGAAACTTCCTTAGTGATTTAGATTTCTTACTATTCTGCTCCTCTGTCATTGTTCTTCCAAGCATTGTTGGACCTCCATCTCCTCTCTCAGGTACAAGATTAGCCCATTCGTCACTCTTAACAACATCATACTGTTCACTTAATTGAATAGCTTGTTGAATGAACTCATCTTTATCCTCGTATGCTCCAATGATCTCTGTAGCTATGTCACTGCCATGAGCCTCTAAATGTCTCTTCCAATACTTACCTGAGCCCTTATAAGAGAAAGGATGCTTAGGGTTATCAGTAGTCGTCTTACAGAGGTACTTCAACCCAGTTTGGTTATGAGTCTTGATCATAAGGTAATGTTTCATACAAATATTTATATCTTCAGAGCCAGGTCCTTATGAAAACAGTTGGATTATTTTCAACTGTAGGTTATAATATCTTGAAAGTCTAATGAAAGATCGTATTCTAGTTCTTAACAGTAATTATTTTCCTATCGGAATTAATACCTATAGGAATGTATTTTCTAATTTAGCTACTGAGTCTCAGTATGCATTAGATATACAATATTCATTAAATGACAGTGGGTCTATTAATCTTGAAGCTATTGACTATTGGAATGTTATTAGGTCTATTCGTGAGTGGATGGATCTACCTATTAGGCCCTATGATAACTACATTCACACTGTTAACGGCCCTGTACGGGTCCCTACTGTAGTTGTATGCTCTTCATTTAAGGGTATTGCTTTTAAAAAAGCCCAATTTCCGACAAAAAGAAATATTTGGGAGCGTGATAAATATACTTGCGTATATACCGGTAAAAAATTATCTAAAGAAGAACTAAGTGTTGATCATGTATATCCTAAAAGTAAAGGTGGTCAAGATACTTGGGACAATTTAGTAACTTGTGGCAAGCAACTAAACTCAGACAAGAGTAATAAATTATTGTCTGAGACAAAACTTAAGTTGAGGTATAAGCCATATAAACCAAAAGATGGATTTAAATTTGAGGTTTATAGAGATGAATGGTATTCGTTTCTTGCTAATTTTTAATTAAGAGTTAAATAATAATACTATGAGAATTGCTTTTAGTGGTACAGCAAATAGCGGTAAGTCAACAATGGTGAAAAGTTTTCTCCATACGTGGACAAATTATGAAACACCTACCGGTACATATCGTGATGTCCTTAAAGAAAAAGGTTTAGAGCATTCATCTAATACTACACCAGAAACACAAACAGTTATATTGGATTTTTTAGTTGACCAGATACAAGGTAAATCTGTTACAGAAAATTTTGTTTATGATAGATGTCCGTTAGATGCTATTGCATATACAATGTGGGCTAACGGTAAAGATATTGAAGGATTTACAGATGAATTTGTAGAAAAACAGATTACTATGTCACGAGAGTCGTTAAGATCCTTAGATATTATCTTTATGACTCGGTTTAATGAAAAATTTGGAGTCGTGGATGATGGTACTCGTGATACAAATGTGGAGTTTATTAAGGAGATGGATAATATCTTCTATACGTTATATATGCAATATATGACTCAGGCAGATGCTGATGTATTTTATCCTAAAGGTGACTCACCTTGTGTTATTTTACTGCCTGATGAACCTCAACAGCGTATTGAATTAATAGCAGAGTATGTAACACCTGAGGGTGGTATGTATGGAGATGAAGAATCTATTTTAAATCCTAATAATCTCGACGATCTTGAAGCATTAGTTCGTATGCAAAAGGCAGAACTAGATCGAGAAGAGAAGGAAAAGGAACTCTTCAAGCAATTTGGTTTAAATCCAGGAGATACTGAACGTTTTAGCTTTTAGAACGTTTGAATTTGGAACCCTATAGGTTCTCCTGATGCAGGAGCAAATGCAGCTAGTGTACCTCGTACATCTAAAGCAGAGAGATCTACATAGTTTGTCGATTTTTCGGATATAACGAATTGTGTTAAAGCATTACCGAACAAAATAGGTGCAGATGGTAAAACTAAGTAGTTTGTATTACTAAAGTTATTGTTAAAATTAAACCTAACAACCGTATCTTGCCATTCCACAGATGCAATATTAGTGCTAGTAATTAATCTAGGACCACCTTCGTTACCTGCTGATAAAGTTATTAAAGCTTTTGTAGTATTACCGACAATAGTAGCACTTAATTCTGCCATATCTGTATCAACTTGACTGGAAAGAGAGTCAAAATCAGACGAAAGAGTAGCAATATCAGTAGAATGCTGTGTAATTGTTGTACCAAACGTAGTATTATCTAAACCAATAACAAAATTTGCATAGTCTAGTATATTTGTACCTTCATCTGTTTCAATTAAAAGTAGATCACCTTCAGCTACTGAAAAAGTTTCAGGCAATTCTTTAATATTGTAGATAAGATTTTTATTATCAACGCACGGCATATCTATATTTATAGTTGAAATAGTGATTTTGGAGTATAAAATATAACGTAATGAGTAAGATTGGCGTAGGTGTCATCACATGCGATCGAGTAGACATGTTTGATGTTTGTTTTGACTCTATTAAGGAAGACTGGTATGATGAATTAGTTGTTATTGACGATGGTAAGCGAAATCATCCAACTGTAAATAGAGGCTCATGTATTAAAACTAACGGTGGTGAAGGTGTAGGTAAAGCAAAAAACAAAGCATTACAACATCTATTAGATAAAGATTGTGATTATATTGTTCTTGTTGAGGATGATATGAAATTTACAGATAATTTATTTGCTGCTTATGTAGATGCATATAAGAAAACAGGGATTCACCACTTCATGTTTGCGTATCATGGACCAGCAAACAAAGCTGGTATTAGTTATGGTAAACCTGTACCACGTTTAGTATTTGATTACGGTCCATTTGATGAAGTTAGAATTGCTCTCAACCAGCATTGCGTAGGAGCGGTAACATTCTACACAAGAGAATCTCTAGAGCAAGTTGGATTATATGATGAAAATTATACGAATGCATTTGAGCATGTTGATCACTCGTATGCATTAGCTAAGAACGGATTTAGTACTCCTTACTGGTGGTGGGCTGACTTAGCTAATAGTTTAGATTATGTACAAGAGCAAAAATGTTCAGAAGAGTCATCAGCTATTAGACCAAGAAGTGATTGGCAATCTAATATTCAAACAGCAGAAGACATTTTATGAGTAAGCATAATGTAACACCTGTACAAGTTCCTGATACCCCACAACAACAGGTTATCGAAATTATTAAACGATACAGAAAACTTATTAATGAGAGAACTAAAAAACAAGCTAACGTTTCTAATAGCAGCGAAGGTTGAGCACGAAGATAGACTTCGTAATATTCGCTTTACGCTTGACTATCTGAGGCATCACTTTGGTGATGTTAAAATTATTATCAGTGAGCAGGATACATCTTCTAAACTTAAAGATATGTGCAAGGCATTTCACTGTCGACATATTTTTATCGAAACAGATGAATTCTTTAACAGGCAGCGAGG